ATTTAGAAATGACCCACAAACACAAGAAAACCCATATTATTTTATTTATTCAAGAAAATATACTGTATGTTTTGCGGGAGGTTTTGACGGATGGGATATATATAGAGAATGGAGAACTAATGAAGATAGATTCCAATTAGGGGCTTCAGGATACTTGGCAGGAGCGTCATCATCATCAAGATATCCAAATGCAACAGGAGACGGTTTGTTTAAAAGAATTACAGTTCAAGACAACAATCAAGATTTTGCAAATACTGATTATTACGCTTATTTACTTGGTATTTTAACATTTTCAAATCCTGAATCAACAAATATTAATATTTTTGCAACATCAAGTATTGACTATGTAAATAACTCAAATCTTGTGGAAGAGGCTATTGATATGGTTCAATTCTCAAGAGCGGATTCAGTATATATTGCAACAACACCTGATTATCCGATGTATAATCCGGATTCAACAAACCCTCAACTTATAATATATCCTCAAGAAGCTGTTGATAATTTAGATAACACAGGAATTGACTCTAATTACACTGCGACTTACTACCCTTGGATATTAACTCGTGATACTGTAAATAACACTCAAATTTATTTACCACCAACAGGTGAAGTTTGTAGAAACTTAGCATTAACAGATAATATATCATTCCCTTGGTTCGCATCAGCGGGTTACACAAGAGGTCTTGTTAATTCAATTAAAGCGAGAGTTAAACTTACACAAACAGATAGAGATACATTGTATCAAGGTAGAATTAACCCTATCGCAACTTTCTCTGATGTTGGAACCGTAATTTGGGGTAATAAAACTTTACAAGTTGCTGATACGGCTCTTAACAGATTAAATGTAAGAAGATTGTTACTTCAAGCTCGTAAATTAATTTCAGCGGTAGCGGTAAGATTATTATTTGAACAAAATGACCAAATCGTTAGACAACAATTTTTAGATAGTGTTAATCCAATTCTAGATTCAATTAGAAGAGATAGAGGTCTTTATGATTTCCGTGTAACGGTTTCATCATCACCTGAAGACTTGGATAGAAATACATTAACAGGAAAAATTTACCTAAAACCTACGAAAGCATTAGAATTTATTGATATTGAATTCTTTATCACACCAACAGGTGCTTCGTTTGAAAACATTTAAAAATAAACTTATTGGGGGGTACTATTGTATCCCCTTTATTTGCCAAATATGAAAAGACAACTTAAAGAAGGATTTAAACCAGAAGGAACACCAGATATGAAATATTATGCCTTTGATTGGGATGATAATATCGTTCATATGCCAACTAAAATTATGTTACAAACAGAAGACGGTGGTGAAATTGGTATGAGCACAGATGATTTTGCTGAATATAGACACGATGTAGGTAAAACTCCTTTCAAATATAAAGGAGAAACAATTGTTGGTTTCACTGAAAGTCCATTTAGATTTTTTAAAACCGATGGGGACAAAGATTTTATTGTTGATTCTATGAAAGCGAGAAAAGGACCAGCTTTTGACGACTTTAAAGAAGCAATCAATAACGGTTCAATTTTTTCAATTATCACAGCAAGAGGTCATCATCCGAAAACATTAAAAAAAGCGATTTATAATTATATTATAAGTGGTTTTGGTGGTATTGATAAAGATGAATTAGTTAAGAATTTAAAAAAATATAGAACATTCGTCGATGAAGATGACATGAGTGACGATGAATTAATTAAATCTTATTTGGAATTAAATAGATATCATCCTGTAACTTTTGGTGAAGGTAGTGCCGCTAATCCTGAAGAGTTAAAAGTGAAGGCAATGGAAAATTTTGTATCATATATTAAAAAAATGTCAGGTATTTTAAACAAAAGGGCATTTATTAAAAATGAGATTTCAAATAATTTTATACCAGAAGAACCAGTAATAGGATTTTCAGATGATGATATTAAAAATGTAGAAGTAATGAGTAAACATTTTAAAGATAAACCAGATAACATAGTTAAGACTTATTCTACTGCTGGAGGTATTAAAAAGTTATATAACTAGAGAATAATTTCTTAAAAAAAAAAGTAAATAGAAAAAATTTTAATCAAGAGTATATTTATTAGATATAAACACAAAAAAACAAAATTGAAATAACATGGCTGATTTATTAATGAAAATGCCGATTCCTTATGAGCCAAAAAGAAAGAATCGATTTATACTAAGGTTCCCATCAAGTTTAGGGATTAACGAATGGTTTGTTGAGACTGCGGCTAGACCAAGTATAAAAATTGGTTCAACTGAAATCCAATTTTTAAATACATCAACATTTGTCGCTGGTAGATTTAATTGGGACCCAATTACGGTTAAATTCCGTGACCCAATCGGTCCTTCGGCCGCTCAAGCACTTATGGAATGGGTTCGTTTACATGCTGAATCAGTTACAGGTCGTATGGGTTATGCCGCAGGTTATAAAAAAGATATTGACCTTGAAATGTTAGACCCGACAGGTGTTGTTGTTGAGAAATGGATTCTTTATGGAACATTTTTAACTGATGTTAATTTTGGTTCTTTAGGATATAGTGAGGATGCTTTAGCTGATATTCAAGCAACATTAAGAATGGATAGATGTGTGTTAGTTTACTAGAATATTTATATCATTTACATTTATTTTTATTTAATTTATATTTAACCGTAAAGCAATAAACTTTACGGTTAATTTTTTTATATATGAATGAACAATCAATACAATACGGACAACAAAATTTTACACTACCACATGATGTGGTGGTCTTACCATCAAAAGGAATCTTTTATAAAAATAAGAAAAAGTCATTAAAAGTAGGGTATTTAACCGCTTCTGATGAAAACATTCTAATGGGAGGTTCGGAAGACTTAACAATTAATTTATTACGTTCAAAAATTTATGAACCAGATTTTAGAGTTGAAGAATTAATTGAAGGTGATGTTGAATCAATATTAATTTTTTTAAGAAACACGGCGTTTGGTCCTGAAATGGAATTAAATCTTACAGACCCAAAAACTAAAAAACCATTTAAGACTACAGTGTTATTAAATGAGTTACCAATTATAGAAGGACAACAACCTAATGATGATGGAACGTTTACATTAATGTTACCAAAATCTCAAACATCTGTTAAATTAAAACCTCTTAATTATGGTGAAATAATGGAAATTAGTCGGCTTAGTGAAACATACCCTCAAGGTAGAATTGTTCCAAAAATTACATGGAGACTTCAAAAAGAAATTGTTGAACTTAATGGGTCAACAGATATTTCAATGATTTCTAAATTTGTTGAATCAATGCCAATCGCTGATTCAAAATACATTAGAAATTTTATGAATGAGAACGAACCTAGATTAGATATGACTAAAACAATTATGGCCCCGTCCGGAGAAAAGCTGACAGTGAATGTTGGGTTTGGGGTGGACTTTTTTCGTCCTTTCTTCTGATTATAGAAAAAATCAAATAGACGAATTTTATTATTTAAATAATTTGATGAAAGTTACTTACCAAGATTTTCTTCAAATGCCGGTATTTGTTAGAAGATACTTATTAGATAAATGGATTGAAGAGAATCGTAAAGAGTAAAAAAACATTATTAATCTATTTATAGTTATAAAATTTTATTAAAATATGGCGGCAGAGAATGAAGGTGTTGACAAAATTGGTCAAGTAATAAAAGATATAACATCCCCAATTCAAACACTTGGGGATGCGGTAGATTTAATGGTTGCGGGTTCCAATACTCTAAACAAAAATTTTGCGTTAGGTAGAAGTAGAATTCAAGAGATGAATCTCGCTTTTACAAATACCGCTTCTGAAGTATTAAAACTTGGTGGTTCATTAGATGATGTTGTTAGTACCATAAGTGACATTGCTCTTGCGTCTAACAGAAATGTGATTGAAAACAAAGAAGTTGTTGGACAATTATATGCCGCTTCTAAAATTTTAGGAACTAGTGCTCAAGAATTAACCAATCAATTTAAAGATGTTGGTTATGAAACATCTCAAATAGGTCCTATTTTAGAAGAATCTATAACATATATTCAAAGTGTTGGTTTAAATGCTCAACAAGTAATGACAAATGTGTCCAACAATATGGACAAAATGAATAGGTTTCAGTTTGAGGGAGGGGTTTTAGGTTTGAGTAAAATGGCGGCACAAGCGTCTATGTTAAGATTTGATATGTCTAGAACATTTGATTTTGCGGACAAAATGTTAACACCTGAAAATGCTATTAATATGGCGGCAACTTTCCAAAGGTTAGGTGTTTTAACGGGTAATTTGGTAGACCCATTTGCGTTAATGAACGAATCTTTAACCAACCCTGCGGGTTTACAAGAAAGTTTAGCTAAATTAGGGGAACAATATACATATTTTGATGAACAAACTAAATCGTTCCAAATAAATCGACAAGGAGTTTTAGTGTTGAGAGAAATGGAGGAAGCCGCAGGTTTAGCGTCAGGTTCTTTAAGTAAATCGGCGATTGCCGCCGCAGACTTAGATAGACGACTATCTGAAGTAAGTATGGCCGGTTTAACTTTTAAAGATGAAGAAGACAAACAATATTTGGCGAATATTGCCAATATGGGTAAGGGTGGTAAATATGAGGTTAAGATAGATGATAAGACAACAAAACAATTACAAGACTTAAGTCAAGATGAATTTGATAAGTTAATTGAACAACAGAAAAACGCTCCAAAAACTCTTGAAGATATTCAAAAAAGTCAATTAACTGCGTTAAATAGTATCGCTTCTGATATGAGTGCTATGTTAGCATCAGGAAAATTTGGTGCAGTATCG